GTTCTAGATCAGCAGTACATATTCATCTGCCTTCCTACTCCTATGAGAATGGATGGTAGTTGTGATTTATCCATCTTGGATAGTTTCTTTGCTGGTATTAAGCAGGAGGAGTATGTTGTTAAAGATACTGTTTTTATCATCAAGTCCACTGTTCCCATTGGAACCACCAAAGCATATGCTGAGAAGTATGAGTTTCTTACTATTGCTCATAACCCAGAGTTCCTCACTGCTAGGAATGCTGTGGTTGATTTTGCCAATGCAGAGAGAACTGTAATAGGTGGAAATCAATATGCTACACGAGATGCAGCTAATTTTTATTGGAGATATTTTCATGAAACTCCAGTTATTACAATGAGTTCTGATGAGAGTGAGGCAGTGAAGTATTTCTCTAATACCTTCTTAGCTTATAAGGTAGCATATTTCAATAAGATATATGATATGTGTGAGAAGGTGGGTATGGATTATAAGAATGTGGTAGAGGGTGTGACTGCTGATAGTAGAATCGGCACATCACATACCAAAGTACCTGGTATAGATGGTGACAGGGGTTTTGGTGGAACTTGTTTCCCTAAGGATATTAATTCTTTGATTGTCCAACTAGAAAAGGAGGACATCAATGCTGATATGTTCAGGGAGATCTGGAAGTATAACCAAGAGATCCGTACTGTTATTGATTGGACGGTAACATGAAACTAGAATTTTATGAAGGTAAGAAAGTATTAATCACAGGACATAAGGGTTTCATAGGAAGCCACTTGTGGAGTTTTATTCAAGAGTCTAACTGTTATGGTGAGTGGCAAAATGAAAGATGGGATCTTTATGGTTTGGATTTTCCTAATGATATAGGATTCTTTAAACCAAAAGAGAAGTATGATTATGTTATTCATCTGGCTGCCTTTGCTGCTCTTAGAGAAAGTTTTGAAGATCCTGATAGGTTCTGGGAAAATAATGTAGAGAAGTCTAAACCTATCTTTGATTACTGTGGAGAGAATGATGTAAGGTTACTTTATGCTAGTTCTGCTGGTGCTCATGGATGGTCTCAAAACCCTTATGCTATTACCAAGAAGGTAAATGAATTACAAGCACCACCTAATAGTGTGGGTATGAGGTTCTTTAATGTATGGGCAGAGGAGGGAAGTAGACCTGATATGCTTTACAGGATGCTTCAAGAGAATACTGCCAAGTATATTACCAGACACTATAGGGACTATATTCATGTTAGAGATGTGGCCACCGCCATATGCTTACTAATGGACTCTAATTTCAGAGGACACCTTGATGTGGGATATGGAGAAGCAATTCCTGTCATGGACATAGCAAAAGCAATGGGACGGGATTTGCCTATCAAAGAGGATACACCAGGCGAACCAGACAGTTTATGTGCTGACACAAGGGTGTTGCGTCAATTGGGGTGGTATCCTACAATAAATATTATGGATCATCTTAAGAACAATGACCCCAAATTGGCAACATCATTCTAAGAAGGAGAAGAAACGTACTCTAAAACCACAGGCTCTACGTGCTGCAAGGAAAAGGCGTGGACAGTTGATAAAGCGTCTACAGACCGCCCACAAAGGGCGGTTTTCTAGTATGATAGGTACATCAAACGAAAAGACACATGGCAGTCAAACAGGAAATCAAATCACAACTTGCCAAACTTCTTGCTACTGAGGACATCATAGTAGAGCACAAGCAATGCGAAACTGCACAGTTCAATGTTCAGACTCGTGTGTTAACTCTTCCTCTTTGGGAGAAGGCTAGTAATGATGTATATGATATGTTGGTTGGTCATGAGGTAGGACATGCACTCTATACTCCTAATGAGTGGGGATGGGAGGACAAGATTCCTCAACAGTTTGTAAACGTAGTAGAAGATGCTCGTATTGAAAAATTGATGAAGCGTAGGTATCTTGGTATTGCCAAATCTTTCTATAGGGGTTATAGTGAATTACATGATAAAGATTTCTTTGAAGTAGCAGATGAAGATCTTAGTGCTTTTAATCTTGCTGATCGTGCTAATCTATATTTCAAGATTGGTTCGTTCCTTCCTATATCTTTTTCAGATGTTGAAAAGGAGATTATCACTTTAATACAAAATGCCGAGACCTTTACTGACACCATCGCAGCAGCAGAAGCGTTATATAATTTCTGCAAGCAGGAACTCCAGAAACAAGAACAAAGTCAAGAAGGTGATCAAGAAGATCCTTTCCAGCAACAGTCTCCAAGTGATAGTTCAGGCACTGGGTCTTCTGACTCTGATAGCACTGATGATCTTGGCTCTTCCATTTCTGACTCTGATAGCGATGCTGATGTGGAAGGTGGGAGCAGTAGTTTTAATACTGGTTCTGGGAATAGCAATAGCGATGATGAACCCACTGTAGAAACAGCAGAATCATTAGCAGGTTCTATTATGGATCTTATCAATCATAATGGAATTGAAAATGTTTATGTAGAGTCACCTGATGTAAATATTGAGAATGTGATTGCTTCTAACAAAGAAGTTCATGAAGATATTGATAATCATTTTGCACAGGAGCAAGTTCATTATAGTGGTCGCAAAGAAAAGTATGAATTTCTTCAAGATGATTTGTTTGAAAATGTAGATGCAGAATATAATAAATTTAAGAGTGAAGCAAAGAAAGAAGTTTCATATCTTGTAAAAGAGTTTGAATGTAAGAAAGCAGCAGATAGTTACGCTCGTGCTGCTACAAGTCGCACTGGAGTTTTAGATACAACAAAACTTCAAACCTATAAGTTCAATGAGGATTTATTTAAGAAAGTAAGTATTCTTCCTGATGGTAAGAATCATGGTCTCATATTTATTCTAGACTGGAGTGGTTCTATGTCTCATGTGATGGGTGATACTCTGAAACAACTTTACAATCTAATGTGGTTTTGTCGTAAAGTTTCTATTCCTTTTGAGGTTTATGCTTTTAGTCAAGAGTGGAAAAGGGCTAAGATGGATTATAATACAGGACAGTGGAATCACATAGAATCGCAACCAGTCTATGAAGAAAAAGAGTATGTTTTTCAAATAGATCATAACTTTGCTTTGATGAATTTATTTACAAGTAAAGTAAATGCACAAACTCTAGAGCATCAAATGATAAACATTTGGAGGATTGCTTGTTCCTTTGATAGGAATATAAGATGTTACTATCAGTATCCACATAGGTTATGTTTATCAGGCACACCCTTAAATGAGTCTTTGATTTGTTTACATAAGATTCTTCCTCAGTTTCAAAAGGAGAACAAATTACAAAAAGTTCAGTGTATCGTATTGACTGATGGAGAAGCTGCTCAACTTCCTTATCATAAAGAAGTAGAACGTCATTGGGAAGATCAACCTTATCTTGGAACTAGGAATGTAAATCCAAATCATGTATTCTTTCGTGATCGTAAACTTGGAAAGACATATCCAATTGGGTATAGTTATCATGAATTTACTGATATGTTAGTTCAGAATCTTAAAGATCATTTTCCAAATACTAATTTCATTGGTATTCGTGTCATGGAAAGTCGGGATGCAAGTTACTTTATTAAGAGGTATTATAATGAGTGGAAAGAACCAGAGGCTTATGGTAAAATCATGAGTGAGTGGAGGAAGAAAAAGACATTTACTATTAAGACATCTGCCTATGATGCATACTTTGGTTTATCTGCATCTGCTTTAGCAAATGATTCTGAATTTGATGTTGATGATTCCGCAACAAAAGCCCAGATTAAACGTGCTTTTGTAAAGTCCCTTAAAACCAAGAAACTAAATAAGAAAGTTCTTGGTGAATTCATAGACCTCGTAGTATGATGACTGAAAAAATTGATACACAAGGCATGTCATTGCCAGTGCCAGAAGGTTACACACCCTCTGGCATTAAATCTCACAAACCTATGGAAGTAAAAGAGATTCCTATGTTAGAATCTCAATTGAGGCAAGAGATAAAAGATCTTATTAATGAAGTTCTTGATGAGAGAGAACTTGCCAAACATCCCAATTATTCACCATATAGATTAGACGAGCTACAAGAATGAGACTAGGAATTATGTGTTCTGGCAACGGAACCAACTTCGAGAACATAGTTACAAATCCCATATGTAATAAGCATGAAGTGGTGTTGATGATACACAACACTAAACAATGTGGTGCTGTTGCAAGGGCAGCCAAATTTGGAATACCTCATATACGGATACCGCATAAAGATGAAAATAAAATGATAGAACTCTTTAGAGCATGGAAAGTAGATCTTATTATCCTTGCTGGATATATGAGAGTGATTAAAAATCCTGATGCCTTCCCTGCTCCTATGATAAATGTTCATCCCTCATTACTTCCAAAGTACAAAGGACTGAATGCGGTTGAACAGGCAATGGACAGTGGAGATAGTGTCACAGGATGTACGGTACATTACGTGACAGAGGAGTTGGATGGTGGTACAATAATAGCACAACAGGAAGTTCCTATTCTTCCTGATGATACTGTTGAATCTTTGACCAAGGCTATACAACGTATGGAGTATGGTCTTTTACCTTCTGTTATTAACTCATGGCAATCAACGACGACATCAAAATCACTATCAACCTCAATGAGTTGGTAGAAGCAAGGGCAAAACTCTTGACTCAGTATGAAGATTACTCGAAAGCAGTAGCAACTGGTGAGTATCTTGATGGTGAAGATATTGATAGGATCGCAGTTAAACTGAGAGAGACTATCACTTGGGATGCACTTTGGTTTATGGTAGATGGTGCTATCCTAGATTACATGGGTTTAAAAGATCCAAACAAAGCTCACTATGGTGAGACGGCTGGTAATGAACCTGCTGCTACCTATGAGAAAAACAGGCAACAGTTTAAAATTGTTAAGTTAGAATCACCCTCATGGACAATTGACGTGCCAGTGAGGAAAAAATAAAGCAATTCTTAAATGAGTAAATAATCACATGAGCGTAATCATTTACCAAGATCACATACAGATTTTAGAAGAAGAGAATGCAGAACTTCAAAAAGAAGTTATGCTCCTTCGGAGAAGGTTAAGATATTATAGAGCGATTGTAGAACTAGACCACGAAGAAAACTAAATATAAAAAAGAGTTACTGATAATGAAAACCTTCAGAGAATTTCTTAATGAAAGCAGCCTAAGTAGAATCAAAAGTAAATCTGATAAAGGTGGCATAGCAACACTTTCTGCTGATCGTGGTGACAAGTCAAGAAAAGAAAATCAAGCAAGATCACAACAATTACAAAAAGATATTCGTGGTAAATTTGGTAGAGGGCCTACTAAATTAAAAGGATCATACTTAGAAAATCCTGGTTCAAAGGATGAGAGGAAGGTGAAAGAGAAAAGTTATGCAATAGATCGTGGTAAGATGGGTAGAAGAAAGTTTAAGAAAGAAGTAAAGAAATTAGGTAAGAAGTATGGTCAGGACTCAGTGTTGACACAAACGAAAAAAACTGCTACACTCCATAGAACAAGGAAAGGAGGATTAGATAAGAAAGGAGAAAACGTAGGTAGGTTTAAACCTCAAGGTAAAAACCCATACGGTCAATCTCAAATTAAAGGTAAAACTTTCGCATACGGAAACTAAATGACAAAACCTTATGATGATTCCAATTGGAGAGAAGAATACAAAAGTTACACAAGTAACAAACATCATCTCGAACTGTTAGAAAACGGGCCTAAACAATTATCACAAGCATGGGTATTAGGTGCGATGTATAATAAATGGAAGAAAATTAAAGGTTATGATAAACTTGACCCTCAAGAAAATGATGGTCAGTTACAATCTAGTATGAAGGAGTTTTTTGCGAGTACGAAAGACCAAGGTATATGACAATCCACAAAGTGTCTGATGGGAGTTAAAAACTCCCATTTTTCGTTTATACTAGGTTCAACAAAACGAACCAACTATGTTTGAAATCAAAATGACTGCAGACGAAATTATTGAAGGTTTGAGGAGTACATATGGTAAAGAGTTCACTGCAGCTGATGTTCGTGGATTCTGTGCTGCTAATGACATTGCTTATCAGACTGTTACCAAAAAGATCAAACAGTTTAGTGTTGGTCGGGGCAAGTGGAATCTTGAGGTTACTACTAAGGCAGTAGAAAACATTGAGAAGTCTTTTAGTGCTCCTGCGGTACAACCTGTGATTGAGCAAAATCTTGTACCAGTAAAGGATGATACATTTGTTAAGTTTGGTTCTTTTAACGATGTAAGGAATATACTTAAGTCTAGGCAGTTCTACCCTACATTTGTTACTGGACTTTCTGGTAATGGTAAAACATTTGGTGTAGAACAGGCATGTGCTCAACTAAATAGGGAGTTGATAAGAGTTAATATTACAATTGAAACCGACGAAGATGATCTTATTGGTGGGTTTCGTCTTATTGATGGCAATACTGTTTGGCATAACGGACCCGTCGTGGAAGCTCTTGAGAGGGGAGCTGTGTTGCTTCTAGATGAAGTTGATCTTGCATCCAATAAGATCTTATGTTTACAACCTATCCTTGAGGGTAAGGGTATATTCCTTAAGAAGATTGGTAGGTTCGTACAACCAGCAGCAGGATTCAACGTCATCGCTACTGCAAACACAAAGGGTAAAGGATCCGACGATGGTAGGTTCATTGGTACTAATGTACTGAATGAAGCATTCCTTGAGAGGTTCCCTGTAACCTTTGAGCAAGACTATCCTGCACCATCTATAGAGAAGAAGATTCTTGGTGGAGTGGCTGCTAATCTTGGCATCACTGACACTGACTTCATTGCACGTCTCGTAGATTGGGGTGACATCATCCGTAAAACATTCTATGATGGTGGTATCGAAGAGATCATTAGCACTCGTCGTTTGGTTCACATCGTTCGTGCATACAGTATCTTTAATGATAAGATGAAGTCTATTCAAGTCTGTGTGAATCGTTTTGATGATGAGACTAAGCAATCATTTATCGAACTTTACGACAAGGTAGATGCTGATGTAGAGTTACCTCAAGAGGAAGTTTAGTGACCATCTGGCAAGATTATATCAGTACCTATCGTTCCATGTTGCCCTGTAAGATTGAAAACTTATGGGCATCATGGCAAGCAAAGGGAACTTCCTTAAATGCGATAGATCATTCACATCCTTACTTACTTAAGTCTAGGCAGGTGGATATCTCTGATGGTAAGAATGTTGACATTTTTAATTGCATAGCCTATCCCAAGACAGGAAGTAATCTTCCTTGTTTTGGTATGGACTTGATGAAGTTTTCTGAAAAGAAAATCATTATAGTATTCGACTTCCAACATCCAACTGAAAACTATTTGTTTTCTGTGGATGACTTACCTAAACATGAAGGTGATTATCGGTTCTTTGAGCCAGGAAATCACTTCTCAGAAAATATCTACATTAGATATTGTACTCCGTCAGAAGTTAATGATCATTTAGATATGTTTATTAAATACTTGACTAAGTACAAAAATATGTTAGAATTAGAAAAACCGTCTGGAAATGACACTAGTGTTTATAAAGACTTTGATGCTTACATGACTAAACTTGATCCAGTGGGAGGATTTCTTGCTGGTAAGTTTGGAGCAGATAAAGCAGACCGTCTTGTAAATGACTTCTTATTCTGCTATGATTAATTCATGGAGTTTACTTTACGATGAAATTTATGGAGATGATGAAATGAGCCCTTGTAAGATTGGCCACAACCATGATGATACTGTTTTTACAGTAGGATCAGGTAATACTGCATCTGCTACTACTTTTAATATTGATGCACCACCCGTAGAGAATATCACTATTGATACTTCTAATTTTGATACTGTTAATTTTGATGATGATGGTCTTGATTTTGATGTAAGTCAGTTTACAGTATCAGAAGAATCAGTAGTATCTTCAGTTAACTTTGATCATATCACATTTACTGATACACCAAAACCTGGAATAGAAACAGACAATCCTAGAAAGTATAAAGAAGATGAGTCCATCAAAGCTCTTCAGGATTATATTTCTACCACTTATGGTGGACATTATACTTCTGACAACAATAACGTCCAGACACTTGACCTTATTGAATCCGTAGGAGATGCAGAATCATTCTGCCGTTCTAATGCAATTAAGTATCTAAGTCGCTATGATAAGAAGGGACAAGCAAAACGTGATATACTAAAAGCATTACACTATTCACTTCTACTGTATCACTTCAGTGGACAACTCAATGAAACTACGACCCGTGGCTATGAAACTTTCTGATAAAACTCTTTCAGTTCTTAAAAACTTTTCAACTATTAATCAGTCTATTCTTTTCAAGCAGGGTAGTAAACTTCGCACGATTAGTGTGATGAAGAATATTCTTGCAGAAGCAACTGTAACTGAAGAGATACCTAAAGATTTTGGTATCTATGATTTAAATCAGTTCCTCAATGGACTTTCTTTACATCAAAGTCCAGAACTTGACTTTGTGAATGATGGACATGTTGTGATCAAAGAAGGTCGAATGAGATCAAAGTATTTCTTTGCTGATCCTAATGTAATCATTACTCCTCCTGACAAAGCAATTGATCTTCCTAGTGAAGATGTGTCTTTTGAATTAAGCACTGATCAATTAGATAAGTTACTTAAAGCAGCAGCAATCTATCAACTTCCTGATCTAGCTGTGGTTGGTGGAAGTGGTGTTGTTAAGATTCTTGTTCGTGATAAAAAGAATGATACATCAAATGATTTCTCAGTAACGGTAGGAGAAACTGATAAACAGTTTTCATTTAATTTTAAGGTAGAGAATATTAAAATTCTACCTGGCACTTATGATGTTTCTGTATCATCAAAACTTCTTTCACGTTTTACAAGTAAGAATCAAGACCTTACTTACTTCATAGCACTTGAACCAGATTCTACATTTGAATAATGAAGGATGTAGAAGCAGGAGGAGTAGATGCTGGATATGGATTTGCTGGTGCAAAGACATATATTGACGATCAGGGATGGAGGCAACGAGCACCTATCTCTGATCGTGCTTGTATCAGAATAGCATTGCATAATTCTATCAATCTTTGTGGTCTTGATAAAAAACAAGTACAACGATTGTATGTAAAGTATGGAGGTAAGGAAACTTTATGAGTAAAGAAATTCCTACAACTGAATATATGCAAGATGGATGGGATTCTGGTCCCATTGGTTGCCATCATTACAAACGTGGGAGCCGTCACAATAAGATTGGTATGTGGATTATGTGGCTTTTCTACGGAATTGTACTCATACAAGTTCTTCATGCAATGACTGTCATACCATTTTTTCCTATCACATTTACAATCCTATCAGGGTTGTTTTTTATTTGTTATGTAGCTTGGAGGGCAACATGAAACTAACACAAGAAGTAATTGATAAGATTCAGGAGGCAATGTTGCACACCAAAATGAATGGTGATGTGAATTGGCAAGATGGAGATGAGATTGATGTGTGTTTAGCAGGAGCCTTTGCGGGAGATAAATTTATTAGTATAATAAATCGCACACGTAGTAACACCACCAAAAAATGAAAGAGTTTGATTATGACCTCGATTACAAGACACTTGACTTTTCAGACGAGGAGACTCGTAAACTTTATCGTATTGGAAGGGGAGAACAAGGAGTTCTACTGGTACGCCCTTATACTAACGATATTTGTGCTCATTGGAGATTCAAAACTCCTAACGAGGCAGTAGTATCATCCAACAAGATATATGCAATGTATCTTGACTATAAAGATGAGAAAGATTTCATAGGTATGGATATGTGCCGTAAGTTCCTTGAGATGGGGTTTACTCGTGCTAGAAGGTATGCTAATCATAATTCAGGTAAAAAGTACGACAACGAAGGTAATATAAGGCCACAAGAACCAGATCATGCAACTAGTAAGTATGCACAATCTGCAGGAATCTTTAAGAAAGTCAGGGATGTTGTAGCAAAGAGTGAAATCTATGTTACAATGAGAAAGCAGTGGAGATCATCTGAATGAATATCTTTGTTACTCATCCATCACCTTATGTGTCTGCTCAAGTTTTACCTGACAAACACGTTGTCAAAATGCCATTAGAGACATGTCAAATGCTTTCTATTGTTTGCTCTAAGAAATGGGGTCATGATTATGGTGAATTGCACAAGAAAGATGGTACAGCATATTTCACAGAGAAGGGTGCATTTCGTGGCCACCCCTGCACCATATGGGCAAATGAATCACTTGTTAATACATGGTGGTTAGTTGCTCATGGTATGGGATTGTGTCAAGAATATACTCATCGTTATGGTAAAGTTCATAGTTGTCAAAAAACTATAGAAGAAGCAGCAAGTATTATTCCTCTTCTTAAACCAACTACACCCACATCCTTTGCATTTGCAGGGCCTGATGAATTCAAGTATGATACCAGTATTGATATTTTTACTGCTTACAAGAGGTACATTGCCAGCAAACCTTGGGCGGCATCTAATTATCTACGTGACCCATCCAGAAAACCAGATTGGTTATGATTGAAATAATTGATAACTTTTTACCAGAAGAAAAATTTAAATTTATTCAATCTTTTATGGTGGGTGGGGAATTTAGATGGTTTTATTGTAAGGGAAGGGTTGTAAAGGATGATGGTGAATTTCATATGGTTCATATGTTTTTTCAACCTGAAGTAGGTTCAAATAGTGAGCATCTTCCTATGTGGAATACATTTATGAATAAGGTAGAGGCTAAAAAATGTGAAAGAATAAAAGCAAATTTAACATTTAGAACACCTACACATGAATCTACAGCATATCATTCGGATTATCCTGATATGAAAACGGCTATATTTTATATCAATACTAACAATGGGTATACAGAATTTGAAAGTGGTGTTAGAGTAAGTAGTGTTGCTAATAGAGTATGTATTTTTGATTCTAATTTAAAACATCGTGGAACAACTCACACTGAAGGTGATCAACAAAGAATCGTTGTAAATTTTAATTATGCGTGATGAATTTCTCTGGGTTGAAAAGTACCGACCCCAAACAATTGAAGATTGTATTTTACCAGAACAAACTAAGAAAACATTCTTAGAATTTCTAAATAAAGGTGAGATACCAAATATGCTTCTTGCTGGGCCTGCAGGATGCGGAAAGACTACAGTAGCAAAGGCCTTATGTAAACAATTAGGAGTAGATGTCTATGTCATTAATGGATCGGATGAAGGAAGGTTTCTTGATACAGTTCGGAATAGTGCCAAGAACTTTGCGTCTACAGTATCTCTTAGCAGCGAGTCAAAGCATAAAGTCATCATCATCGACGAAGCAGACAATACCACTCCCGACGTACAACTCCTTCTTAGAGCGAGTATTGAGGAGTTCTCAGGAAACTGCAGATTCATTTTTACCTGCAACTACAAAAACAAAATCATCGAGCCCCTCCACAGTCGATGTGCTGTTATCGAATTTGGAATCAAAGGAAAGCAAAAAGCAGATATCGCAACATGCTTTTTCAAGCGTCTTAACACAATATTGCAAAGAGAAGGAATAGAAGCAGATAAGAAAGTTCTTGCTGAACTTATTAATAAGCACTTTCCTGATTGGAGAAGAGTTCTTAATGAGTGTCAAAGATACTCTGTAGGTGGAAAGATAGATAGTGGTATACTTGCTCATTTTAGTGACGTAAAGGTAAATGATCTCATTAAAAACCTCAAAGAAAAGAACTTTCCAGAAGTACGTAAATGGTGTGTCAATAACTTGGACAATGATCCTTCTGTATTATTGCGTCGCATTTACGATAGTCTTTACGAATCCCTTGTCCCTAGCACTATTCCTGCTGCCGTTCTTGTTATTGCAAAGTACCAATATCAAATAGCATTCGTAGCCGACCAAGAGATAAATATGCTTGCATGTCTCACTGAGATTATGGTAGAATGTAAATTCAAATGAATACCAAACAAAGAATAGAAGCTGCTGAACAACGAATCAAGGAGCTTCAAGAACTAATCAAACAATGGAAACAAAAACAATGATCTTTCTATCAAAACCCGCAGTCTACCATTTACCTGGCACATGGGAGAAACAGGACGATGTTTTAATACATCATTTAAATTTAACACCTGATCAAGGATTAATTTTATTCTTTGGTTTACTTCTAGGTTCTTTAGTTGCATATGGAATTTTTCTTACATTTGGGCCTGGTAAAAAAGATTTAAGAGATGCTATTGACGAACATGCTAAGATGCATGAACTAGGCATAGCACATGGGCATGGAGGAAATAAAGAAGCGTATGAAATGTCTGGTAAACTAAAACATAACCACGAAGATTAGATTCTTATTTTATTATGATTATTAGTGAAGCAGACGCTACATGGGCTGCTGATAAATTTATTGATTACTTTAAGAACTTTAAAACCATTGAAGACTATTTGCGTCATGCAAAGAATGAAGCAATAGGAAAAAGGACAGTTATGCTGCCTGGATTTTCTCATAAAGATAATTTTCTAAATGAAGATATTCATCCTAGTGAAATGGAATTTGAAGTCAAGGCAGTGGGTGCTAGATTTGATGATAATATTACTCAGCAACAATTTATTGAATATTTAACAGCAACTTCTTCTCATGTAATAGAACATAATATTCCTGGTAGGGAATTACGTTGGATGGTGTTTGAAAAGAGAACCCAAAAGATAATGGGATTTATTCGTTTTGGATCACCTGTAATTAATTCTAAACCTAGAAATATTTGGTTTGGC